TCGTGTTCTTGACGGCGATACTATTGATGTCACCATTGATCTTGGGTTTGACTTATACAAGAAAGAAAGAGTTAGAATTGCAGGAGTTGATACGCCAGAGAAAAGAACAAGAGATCTTGAGGAGAAGGCACTGGGAATAGATGCTACCAATTGGATGAAAGAAAAACTAGAAGGTGCTATTGCAGGAGACGATGAACTATCAATCAGAACCGAACTTGTTGGTGGCATGGGTAAGTATGGTAGGCTTCTTGGTTGGTTATATATTGGCGATGCTGAGTTATCACTCAACGAACAAATGATTACTGAGGGATATGCTTGGGAATATGACGGCGGTACAAAGAAGAAAGATTTTGAAGAGCTCCGTGAGATAAGGAGAGAACATGGCACACTCGTCTGAACCTCAACCAGAAGATTTTGATTTTATATTATATTTGAGAATAGATGAAATAAGGATGCTCTACAATCATACTTGTTACTCTATTAAGACTTGGCCTGGTTCACCAGCTAGACCTCCAGAAGAACAGGATTATTTGCTACAGTTAAAAAGTCGTCTGTTTGCTATGCTTGCAGACTACACCTTTTCAAATATCGAAGGATAAATTATGTTTGAAGATTTTAAGTTAGAGAGGAAGGAATGTGAAAAATGTGGAGCAACATGGATTAACGGTAAACATATCTGGCGTGGCACTGGGAGTTCATCTGATTCTAGTGAGCTTGACCTTGCTGGTCTTGTTTGCAACAAGCTAGGTAACCATCAATGCATCAATCCTATGAAAGGAAAGGATGGTGGACAGACTTGGGAATACCGTGCAGGATACATTGACGGTATGCTCAAGGCAAAAAAAGAATCTATGAATGACTTTAAGGATAGATTTGGTGATCTCTAAATAGTTAAATGGAGACCAAACACAAAGTTATTGATCTAATAAGATTCGTCATCTTCTTTCAGTTGCTGATAGTTGCAACAACGATAATAGGATGCTTTCTTCCCTTGGCCAATAAATGTGATAATGACACTAAACAACATATTGCTAATATGATGACTGTCATTACAACATCCACGTTTGCCCTATATGCTGCTGAAAAATAATGGCTACTGCGAATGATGTATATCTTGGTAACCCCAACCTGAAGAAGGCGGGTACTGAGATACAATTTACAAAGAAGCAAGTAGAGGAGTGGATCAAGTGTAAAAAGGATCCAATCTATTTTGCTACACATTATATTAAGATCATCTCTCTGGATGAAGGTCTAGTACCTTTTGACATGTATGATTTTCAAAAAGAAATTCTAAGAGACTTCCATGAAAACAGATTCAACATTGCGAAACTTCCTAGGCAGACTGGTAAGTCAACCACTGTGGTCGCCTATCTTCTTTATTATGCTATCTTCTTCGATAGTGTTAACATTGGTATACTTGCTAACAAAGCATCTACCGCAAGGGAACTACTCGGTCGCCTTCAACTAGCATATGAGAACTTGCCAAAATGGATGCAACATGGTATTCTAGTATGGAACAAAGGTAATGTCGAACTTGAAAATGGATCAAAGATACTGGCTGCTTCTACGTCTGCAAGTGCTGTCCGAGGCATGTCATTCAATATCCTCTTCCTCGATGAATTTGCGTTCGTTCCAAACCATGTTGCAGAGCAATTCTTTGCATCTGTTTATCCTACTATTACTTCTGGTAAGTCAACGAAAGTAATTATTATCTCTACCCCTAATGGTATGAACCACTTCTATAAGATGTGGGAAGATGCTAGAAGGAATAAGAATGAGTATATTACAAACGAAGTACATTGGTCTCAAGTACCTGGTAGAGATGCCAAGTGGAAAGAAGAGACTATTAAGAACACTTCTCCAAGACAGTTTGCACAGGAGTTTGAATGTGACTTCCTTGGATCTGCTGATACTTTGATTAGTCCAGCAAAACTACAAACCATACCTTTCACTGACCCCATTAAGAGCAATGCAGGACTTGACATATATGAGAGAGTTGAAAAGGATCACGAATATATCATTACTGTTGATGTTGCCAGAGGAATTGGTGGGGACTATTCTGCTTTCATCGTGTTTGATATCACCACTGTCCCGTATAAAATCGTTGGGAAGTACAGAAATAATGAGATTAAACCTGTACTGTTTCCCTCGGTCATCTTCCAAGTAGCGAAGGAATACAACAACCCGTATATTTTAGTTGAGGTGAATGACATTGGAGATAGTATCGCTGCTACTCTTAATTACGATCTGGAATATCCTAACGTTCTTATGTGTGCTATGCGTGGGCGAGCAGGTCAGGTCGTGGGTCAAGGATTCTCAGGAACAAAAACACAGTTAGGTGTTAAGATGAGTGTGACCGTTAAGAAGATCGGTTGTGCTAATTTAAAAGCAATCATTGAAGAAGATAAATTATTATTCAATGACTTTAATATCTTCCAAGAACTTACTACGTTTGTGCAGAAGAAACAAGCGTGGGAAGCAGACGAGGGATATCATGATGACCTCGTTATGTGTATGGTATTATTTGCATGGTTGGTCATGCAAGAATACTTTAAAGAAATGACTGACCAAGACATTAGAAGGAGGATCTATGATGAACAAAGAAATCAAATTGAACAAGATATGGCTCCTTTTGGTTTTATCGACGATGGTATGGGTGACGATACCTTCCTTGATGCAGACGGTGATCTGTGGGCCTACGGAGACAAGCAAGAAGAAGTTGGCTATATGTGGAACTACTAATGGATATTGGGGAACAGTTTTCCCTAGAACACCTTCTCTTTAAAGAAAGAAAATGTAGGTCTTGTGGGGAAAGTAAAGATTTAATTTCAGAATTCTATCTGACTAGGAAGACTAAGAAAGGTCACCCATCAGCATATGCTTATGAATGTAAGGACTGTACTGTTAAAAGGGTTATGGAATCTAGGAAAAGAAGAGATCCATTTACTGATTGGGGTTATCCAGACTGGTAGTTCATGCATTGTTCACCACCCCTGAAACATTGAAAAATCTAAATACTTTTAGATAAATTTGATATCTAGAGGTAAAAACATGGCAAGTCAAGTCTCGCCTGGTGTTGTTATTAGAGAAAGTGATTTATCCAATGCGGTAGTTGTAGGAGCACAAGCAATTCGTGCTGCTTTCGCTTCTTCATTCCGCAAAGGACCCGTAGGCAAAATTACAAACATCGGTTCTGAAAGAGAACTGATCGACACGTTTGGATCACCATCCGAGGCTAACGCTGGCGATTGGTTGGTAGCATCCGAATTCCTCCGTTACGGTGGACAACTAGCGGTTGTTCGTGCTGCAACTGGAGTCGTCAACGCAGCAACTGCGAACCCAGTTCTAGTTGCAGACAAAGACGCATTTGACGCAGGTGTGTCAAGTGAGAAGTTTATTGCACGTTCTGCTGGTACTGATGGTAACAACCTAAGAGTTGTTATTGTTGACAAAGGACCAGATTTCACTGTTACTAAAACTGGTCACAGTTTAGCAGTTGGTGGTACTTACACTGATGACAACACTGTTGGTCATGAAGTGTATGAGGTTATCGATGCTAATACTTTTACAATCGTTCAAGGAACAGCAGTTCCCGCTGCAGCAACTGGTGAAACTGTTACTGCATACACTGCTTCTAACTGGAACGCAAAAACAATCGGTTCTACTGGTTTAACTTACAAAGCAATTGCACCACGTCCTGGTACTTCTGCATTTGCTGCTGAGCGTTGGTTATCCAACGATGAAGTTCACGTAGTTGTAGTTGATGAGTCAACTAATAATATCGTTGAGAGAATGACATATCTCTCTAAATTAACTGATGGTAAATCACCTGAGGGTGGATCTACTTATTGGAAAGATTATATTAATGAGTATTCACGTTACATCTATGCTGGTGTTCCTTTACAAGCAGCTGATGTTACTACCGCTGGTGAAGATCCTGGTGCTGCTTCTGGTAGTTATGGTGCTACTGCTGCTAGTCCTCTAGTTCTTTCTAGAATCCTACCTACTGCTGGTGGTGTTCTATCTGGTGGAGTTGATGACTATGCATATACCTCTGGAGAAATTCAGTCAGCATACGATGAATTCCTAGACACTGAAGAAACCCGTATTGACTTTGTTCTAATGGGTGGAGACGGTGCTAACGAAACTGATACAATCGCTAAGGCACAAGCAGTTGCTGCTGTTGCTAATAGCAGAAAAGATTGTATTGCATTCATCTCACCTTGGAGTGGAACTCAGATTGCAACATCTGGTGGTTCTGCACTTACTTCTACTCAACAACTTAACAATACTCTTGGGTTCTTTGAGAATATCTCTTCTAGTTCCTTTGTTGTTCTAGACAGTGGTGTTAAGTACACATACGACAGATTCAATGACAAGTATCGTTACGTTGGTTGCAACGGCGATGTTGCTGGACTCTGTGTATCCACTTCCGCACTCTTAGATGATTGGTTCTCACCTGCAGGCACCAACCGTGGTGGTCTTCAGAATGTTGTAAAACTCGCTTTCAATCCTAACAAGGCACAGAGAGATGATCTTTACACTAACAGAGTTAACCCAATCGTTTCCTTCCCAGGCGCTGGTCCTGTTCTCTTTGGAGACAAAACTGGTCTAGCATCACCTTCCGCATTTGATAGAATCAACGTTCGTCGTTTGTTCCTTAATGTTGAGAAGAGAGCAAGAGATCTTGCTGAAGCAGTTCTATTTGAACAAAATGATACTGTCACTCGTGCAGGATTCAATGCTTCTATTTCTTCTTACCTTTCTGAGGTACAGGCACGTAGAGGAGTTACTGACTTCCTAGTTGTTTGCGATGAGTCAAACAATACTCCTGAAGTTATCGACAGGAATGAATTTGTTGCTGAACTCTACCTCAAGCCAACCCGTTCTATTAACTTCGTAACAGTTACAGTAACTGCTACAAGAACTGGCATTTCCTTTGAGGAAGTCGTCGGTAGATGATTATTCGATAATAATAGATTAAATTAAAACGAGGTAAACAACAATGGCAACTTCAAACGTAAGTACATTTCTCCAGAATATTGGGCAAGGTGTAAAGCCCAATATGTTCAGCGTGGATATCAACTTCCCCGCTGCACTTAAAGAACTAGCCGCTGATGCAGCAGGATTAAGTGAGGTTGAACTATCAACTCTCATGTGTAAGTCTGCAGCACTTCCTGGTTCTAACTTAGGTGTTATCGAAGTTCCTTTTAGAGGAAGAACAGTCAAGATCGCAGGTGACAGAACCTTCGATACTTGGTCTGCAACATTCTTCAATGATAAGGACTTCAAACTACGTTCCTTCTTTGAGTTCTGGGCAAACCAGATCAACACTCATGAAGGTAACACTGCACCACTATTCAAACCTAATTCAACTGATGCTAACGGTTACATGGCATCTCTATTTGTTACTCAATTAGAGAAAGATTCTAGTGTAAGCGGTGTTGCACTCAGAACCTATGAATTGGTTCATTGCTTCCCAACTAACGTCTCTCAAATCGATCTTGCTTATGATAGTAATGATCAGGTTGAAGAGTTCACTGTTGAGTGGCAGTATTCCTACTTCAGAGCTGGTAACGGAGTTTCATCTAGTCCAGCTGGATCTGTAGTATCAGGTAGAGTCTCAAGTAACAAAGAAGTGGGTTGATAAATAGTTGAAGGTCCAACTATACTTTTAAATCATGAGTCAACTATTTGGCTTCCAGATTAATCGAAAGGAGGGGCAGAGGGGACAATCCCCTGTCCCTCCTTCTGCTGATGAACCCATTGCAGTAGCTGCAGGTGGGTACTATGGAACGTATGTCGATACGGATAATCAAGCTCGTAATGAGTTTGAGATGATTCGTCGCTACCGCGACATGGCAATTCACCCTGAGGTGGATAGCGCAGTCGATGAAGTTGTTAACGAGTTTATCGTTAGTGACGCATATGATTCCCCAGTAGAAATTAATCTGGACAATCTTGACGTGGGTGCTGGTGTAAAAACCAAAGTCCGTAAAGAGTTTGATTATCTCAAACGTCTTTTAAATTTCGACAATCGCGCACATGAGATTGTTAGAACTTGGTACATTGATGGAAGGTTATTTTATCATAAGGTCATTGACCTAGAAAATCCAAAGAAAGGAATTACTGAACTTCGTTACGTTGATCCGATGAAGATCAAGAAGGTCAGACAGAAAATCGACAATACTCCAAAAGATTCTCTAGCACGTGCAGCAATTAAAGGCACAGCACTTGAGTATGAGTATGGAACGTTTGTTGATTATTACCTATACAATCCAAAAGGTTTTTATAAAGGTGGTGTTTTAGGACCTGTTGGTGACATGTCATTGTCACAGGGTGTTAAAATGGCAGTTGATTCTGTTACATTTGTTTCCTCAGGATTACAAGATTTAAACAAAAGAATGACTCTTGGTTACCTTCATAAGGCAATCAAGGCATTGAATCAATTAAGAATGATCGAAGATAGTCTAGTTATCTACAGACTATCAAGAGCACCAGAAAGAAGAATCTTTTACATTGATGTTGGTAATCTACCTAAGGTAAAGGCAGAACAATATCTCCGCGACGTTATGAGTCGTTATAGAAATAAACTAGTCTATGATGCACAGACTGGTGAGATGCGTGATGACAAAAAGCATATGAGTATGCTTGAGGACTTCTGGTTACCTCGTAGAGAAGGTGGTAGAGGAACTGAAATCACAACTTTACCAGGTGGTCAAAACTTAGGTGAGTTAAAGGATGTTGAGTATTTCAAAAAGAAATTATACAACAGTTTGAACTTACCTCCTTCTCGTCTTACAGACGATAACAAAGGATTTAATCTAGGTAAGACAACTGAAGTTCTTCGTGACGAACTTAAGTTTACTAAGTTCATTGGTCGTCTCCGCAAGAGATTCAGTGAACTATTCCACGATATTCTTAAGACTCAACTTATCCTGAAAGGAGTTATTTCTCCTGAAGACTGGGATGATATGAAAGAGCATATCCAGTATGACTATCTGTTCGATAATCATTTCAATGAATTAAAGAACATTGAAATGTTGAACCAGAGAATGATGACTGTCACACAGATGGATCCATTTGTAGGAAAGTATTTCTCTGTAGAACACATCCGCCGTGAAGTACTTCTTCAGACAGACACTGACTTTAAGGAAATTGATAAGCAGATGAAGAAGGAGATCGCGTCAGGTCTTGCAATCGATCCTGCAGATATGAATGCTATGGATCAAATGACAGCAGCAAATCAAGCTCTTGCTCCTGAAATTCAGGATGCTCAAGCGCAAGATGCTGCCGAAAGAGATGCAGAAGCACAAGATGCAGCGATGGATAGGGAGATTAAAAAGGCAAAAGCAATGCCTAAACCTTCCGCAAATACTAAATAAAATATATTGACTCAAATATTATGTCAGACAAAACTGAAAATCAAGTTGTAGCGGAACCATCATTAGACGTTGTTGATAAAATCAGCAACAATGATAGAGCGGCTGCAATCGATACAATCAAAGATATGTTATTTGCTAAGGCATCAGATGCCATGGCAGATTACAAGAAGGTTGTAGCGAATACATACTTTGATGAACCCTCAGAAACCGAAACGGAAGTAACCGATGAAACTGATAACGGAACAGATTGAAAACGTTAAACTCCTCACAGAGGAAAAAGACGGTAAGAAACTCCTTTACATTGAAGGTGTTTTTCTTCAATCAGAACTAAAAAATCGTAACGGTCGTATGTACCCATTCGATGTTCTTAACCGAGAGGTTGAGAGATACAACGAAGAGTATGTAAAATCGAAACGTGCTTTAGGTGAACTCGGTCATCCTGATGGTCCTACTATCAACCTTGATAGAGTGTCACATCGTATCGTTGAACTCCGCGCCGAAGGGACTAATTTCATGGGCAAGGCACAGATCCTTGATACACCCATGGGTAAAATTGCTAAGTCTCTTTTAGGTGAAGGTGTTCAATTAGGAGTTTCATCTAGAGGTATGGGAAGCATCGATAAGCGTGAAGATTGCGCTGTTGTTGCAGACGACTTTATGTTAACAACTGCAGCAGATATTGTTGCAGATCCTTCAGCACCAGACGCATTTGTCAATGGTATCATGGAAGGAAAAGAATGGGTATGGGACAACGGAATTCTCAAAGAGCGTGAAGTTGCTAAATATCAACGATACATGGATACGGCATCACGCCGCGACATGGAACAGAAGACCCTCAAAGTGTTTGAGGATTTTCTTTCAAATCTTTGATTCTATAAATACTCTTAGATAATTATTATTACGGAAAATTACGAGGTAAACTCAAATGTCAGATATGCTAAACGAAAAGTTTGAGGAGTTCGTTACCCAGCACAAGGTGATCGTAGAGAACGCGGCTGATCCAATGCCTACCGTTTCTGCTAACGTTATTCCTGGCACTGGTAGTGACCCTTCAGCCGTTTCCGACGCCCAAACTGCTAAAGCAGGTGGCAAGGATCCTATGCCTACTGTAGCACCTAGTGTTGCACCTGGTCAGTCTGCAGCAGCAGATTTAGGAGGTTCTACCTCCGCACCACTTCATGCTAATGATGAAGACGGTGAAGAGAATCCTGGCGCCAAAGCAGCGGCACCTGTATCGCAAGATAGCAGCGTGACCTCAACCGCTGGTAAGCCTGGTAAGGATCCAATGCCTTCCGTTGGTGCTGAAGTAGCATATGGTACTGGCATGGGTGGCAAAGTCACATATCCAATCAAAGCAGGTTTTGAGATTGATATGACTGACGATGTTAAAGCCCTACTTGAGGGAACCGAACTCTCTGAAGAGTTTGCTGAGAAAGCAAAGACTATCTTTGAAGCCGCTGTCAAAGCAAAACTTCAGGAAGAGTACGACAAGCTTGTAGAACACTTTACTAAAGCACACGAGGAGAAGTTAGAGGAATCTAAGAAAGAACTCTCTGAGAACGTGAACGGTACTGTGAACTACGCCATCGGTCAATGGATGGAAGCAAATCAAGTTGCTGTTGACCGTGGAATCAGAAATGAGATCACTACAGACTTCATTGCAGGTCTTAAAGGTCTCTTTGAAGAGCACTACATCTCTATCCCCGACGAGAAGGTCGATGTGGTAGAGGGTATGGCTGAATCAATTCGTGAGATGGAAACTCGCCTTGACGAACAGGTCAAAGCAAATGTGACTTTACAAAATAAACTTAATGAGACTGCAAAACTCAACATTTTGGCCACTGTGTCAGAAGGATTGGCAGATACTCAGAAGGAAAAACTCGCAGCACTTGCTGAGGGTCTAGAGTTTGTCTCGGAAGAGTCATTCTCCGCAAAGGTTAAGACCATTAAGGAGTCTTACTTTAAAGAGCAAACATCTGCACCTGCAGAGATTGCTGATGAAACTCCAGTAGAAGGAGAGAACGCAGAGGTTACTCCAGCAATGGCGCAATACCTCAGTGCTCTTAACCGCTGGCAATGATATTAAAATATTAAACCCCATTTTTTCGGAGCAAACATTCAATGTTTAATTCTAAAGCTCTAACCGAAAAGTGGTCACCTGTTCTAGGTCATGAAGGCGCAGGCGCCATCAAAGACAATTATAGAAAGGCTGTCACCGCTGTTCTGTTAGAAAATACAGAAAAGAGTCTACGTGAAGAGCGTGGCCTTATTAACGAAGCATCCAACACTGTTGGATCTATCGCACCAGCAGGTCTATCTGGTGATAGTCTTGCAAATACTCCAGCCACTGGTGGTCTAGCAGGTTTCGACCCTGTGATGATCAGCCTTATCAGACGTGCAATGCCTAACTTAGTGGCATATGACATCTGTGGCGTTCAACCAATGTCTGGTCCTACTGGACTTATCTTCGCGATGAAGTCACACTACCAAGAGAACGGTTCAACTCTTCGTGGTGGTCCAGAAGCACTCTACAACGAACCTGATTCTAACTTCTCTGCATCTTCTGCAGGTCCTGGAGTTTACAACCAGACTAATGCTAATGGTGGTTCTGACACTAATCCTCGTGGAGACGGTGGAACTACTGACGCTAACCCTGGTTTACTTAACGACTCTGGTACTTACGAAAGAGGAGAGAAAGGAATCGAGAGACAGAACGCTGAAACTCTAGGTTCAGGTTCTACTCTGTTCAACGAAATGAGCTTCAGCATCGAGAAGACCTCTGTACAAGCACGTACTAGAGCTCTAAAAGCTGAATACACATTAGAACTTGCACAGGACTTGAAAGCAATTCATGGTCTAGATGCTGAGCAAGAACTCGCTAATCTTCTTTCTAGTGAGATCCTTGCTGAGATCAACCGTGAAGTTGTTAGAACTGTTTACACAGTTGCAAAACCTGGTGCTCAGAACAACGTTGCTAACGCTGGTATCTTCGACTTAGACGTTGACTCCAACGGTAGATGGTCAGTTGAAAAATTCAAGGGACTTATGTTCCAAGTTGAAAGAGATGCTAACGCCATCGCGCAGCAAACTCGTAGAGGAAAGGGTAACTTTATCCTAACATCTGCTGACGTTGCTTCTGCACTTGCTATGTCTGGTGTCCTAGACTATAGTTCTGGTCTAACTGGTGCTGGTGGTCCTTCCATCGGTGAAGTGGATGACACTGGTAACCTACTTGTGGGTACTATGAACGGAAGAATTAAGGTCTACGTTGATCCTTACTCTGCTAACGTTTCTAACAGTCACTTCTATGTTGCTGGTTATAAGGGTTCTTCTCCTTATGACGCAGGACTGTTCTATTGCCCATACGTTCCCCTACAGATGCTCAGATCTATTGATCCTAGCACCTTCCAACCTAAGATTGGTTTCAAGACTCGCTACGGCATGGTCGCAAACCCATTCGTTGTTGATGGTTCTGGTAATCCTGATCAAGAAACTCTTACTGCATCTCGCAACCAGTATTACAGACGTGTTCTCGTTAAGAACCTTATGTAATCCAAGTTACGATATCAACACAGGGGATCACACGATCCCCTTTTTTTATGCTTAAATAGTAGTGTAGGTACAACGAGTAACTATGAACGGAAGACTAGACAAAGTAGCAATGACCAACAAACTCATGCAACTTAAAAGGGAGCTACACTACAAATGTGAAATTGGAGAGAAAGGTGAATGGGAATGCAAAGGTGCGAATGAATATTTGAACAGAGTATGGGATGTGCTTGATGAGTATTGGCAATGAATCAATCTTCTGTTATACTATTATTATGCTTATCGCCCATAGCGGTAGTATTCGTGGTGATCAAACTTGCCATCTGGTTATCTGAGACAGCAAAATTTAATGCTGAGACAGACAAACTAAAACGAATGCAGCGTGGTCCTTATGAAGTATGGGATGATGAGGTAGATGAATTCTGGGGGGAGGACGACAATTGGAAATAACACCTAACTGGCAGCATCATTCCAAGAAGGAACAGAAACGCCACCTTAAACCACAGGCACTACGTGCTGCAAAAGAAAGACGCAAACATTTAATTAACAAACTGGTTATAGAAGATGCTACCCACAGTCCTAAAGACTGGGAAGACTTCTGGTATAACGAGGATAAATAGTACGTAGCTAGTAATTTGACATGTCTGCTAAGTGGTATAAGGAACAACCTTCTAATAGAAATTTCTTAAATCCAATTGGTTTTCTCCTTAAACTAGAGAAGTTTGAGGGGGTAGACTTCTTTTGTCAAACTGGAAACGTACCAGACATCACAATGCCTACAACACAGGTAGCAAGTCCTTTTAGGAGTTTGCCTGTATATCCTGGTGGAGGAGTAGAGTTTGGTGATTTCTCTGTACGTTTTATTGTTGACGAAGATTTAAAAAATTATTATAGCATACATTCATGGATGCGTGACGTAGGTAATGCAGATCAGATGCAAAGAGAGATAACAGAATCCGAGATCTATACAGATGGTCAACTACACATCGTCACTTCTCAATACAATCCAGCATTCATTGTAGATTTTAAAAACCTATTTCCTATTGGGTTAAGCAATCTACAGTTCGATGCCACAATGTCTGATGTAGAATACATTACTGCAGAGGTGACATTCAAGCATCAACAATTCTTTATTCGTGATAAAAACTTAAAATCTTTATGAAATTTGGTGACCTTCTTAATAAATTTGACAAACTAAAAGAAGACTGGGCAGAAGATTCTGCAGTTGACTTTCAATTCAAGAACAAACAATATACCGCAGATCTGGGACAACTTGCATTAGACATCCCTTTTCAGCATAATAAATACTTAAACCATTACAGTGACATTCAAGCAGTTAAAACTTCCTTGGAGTTTGAGGTTCGTAGACTGGTAAGAGAGAAGCGTGAGTATTACTCTGGCGAGGCAGACGCTAAGACATACGCCGCTAAACCATTTGGAACTTCAATTAAGACTACAGAAAAAATGAAGGTTTATCTGGAAAGTGATGAGGAAATTATTAATCTAGAAGCTAAGATCAAATATCTAGACCAGATGTTGTACTGGTTAGATCAAGTCATGCGTCAAATTAGTAATAGAGGTTTCCAAATCAAGAGTGCCATTGAGTGGGAGAAATTTGTAAATGGACAATGACTACTACTCTCAGCATCAAAAAGAAGAACGAAGTCTACATCACTATTCAATCTGCTCAGGAGCATGTTCATCGTGAGTTGTCAGATTATTTTTCGTTTGAAGTTCCAGAAGCAAAGTATTTAAAGAAGAACCCTCGATACAAATATTGGGATGGAACTATACGTCTGTACTCACCAGGTACAGGCGAACTTTATCATGGTTTGGTGCATCACCTTGAGACGTGGGCATTTGAGAGGCAATATAATATTGAATACGACAAGAATGATTGGTATGGAGATATTACAGATGACAATAAGTTTGTATCTCCAGCAGGTGTCAAACACTTCATGGATAAGGTGTGCAATATAAAACCCCGTCCTTACCAGTATCAGGCAGTATACGAGGCTTTAAAAAATAATCGTAAGTTACTTCTTTCTCCTACGGGATCTGGGAAATCTCTTATGATCTACTCCATAGTCAGATACTATTGCGCCACCGCAAAGAAGATACTTATAGTCGTCCCAACTACATCCCTCGTTGAGCAGATGGTCAATGATTTTATTTCTTACGGGTGGAATGCTGACGACTTTGTTCATAAGATTTACTCTGGTAAAGATAAGAATACTGATAAACCAATTATTATTTCGACTTGGCAATCTATCTACAAATTTCCTAAGAGATATTTTGATGACATAGACTGTGTGATTGGAGATGAGGCTCATCTCTTTAAGTCTAAGTCATTGACAGGCATCATGACCAAGCTTCACAATGCCAAGTATAGATTTGGTTTTACAGGTACATTAGACGGAAGTAAAACTCATAAATGGGTACTAGAAGGACTGTTTGGTGATTGCTCACAAGTAACAAAAACTGATTCATTGATTAACGAGGGGTATCTTTCTAAATTTAGAATCAAAGTACTGCTATGTAAACATGCTCCACAACATTTTGAAACATATCATGATGAGATGGATTATCTAGTTGAACATCGTGGTAGAAATAACCTCATCAAGAATCTAGTTAATGATATAGAAGGTAATACTCTTGTGCTCTTCAATTATATAGAGAAGCACGGAGAACCACTTTATGAACTAATAAATAGCACCATAGACCCCAAGCGAAAACTCTTTTTCGTTCATGGTGGTACTGACGTAGAAGACCGCGAAGAAGTTCGACAGATTACAGAAACAGAACAAAATGCTATCATCGTTGCCAGTTACGGCACCTTCTCAACTGGAATTAACATTAAACGTCTTCACAACATTATCTTTGCATCACCAAGTAAATCACGCATTCGGAACCTCCAGTCCATTGGAAGAGTGCTCAGGAAAGGTGAAGGTAAAGAAATAGCAACCCTATACGACATCGCTGACGACATTGGTGGTCAGAATTATACACTCAAACATTTGAATGAGAGAGTTACCATTTATAATGAAGAGAACTTTAAGTATGAGGTTATTAAAGTAAACCTTAGAGCAAACTAATATGGAAGAAGAATTCTATGCTACATTAAAACTAGTCTCTGGTGAAGAAATCATCGCTAAGATGTGCTATCTAACTGAAGAAGATAGGATTTTATTGGATAGACCTCTCTGTGTTGAAAACGCAAAACAAAGAAAAGGTCAGTTAGAAGTTACAGGATTTCATTTAAGAGAATGGATGAATGCTTCTCTTGAAGAAGAATTTATTATACCTAAAGATAAAGTTATTACTATTAGTGAAATTGAAGGTGACATTGTTGATTTCTATAATCAAACCTTACAGAGACTAGATAGTGGTAAAGCATTGGCGGGTAGAGGAAAGAAGTTACCTCGTGAATCTGGATATGTTGGATCCGTAAAAGAAATGAAAAAGACTCTTGAGGGGATCTTTAAGAGAAGCTAATAGCTACATCCCTTCTGAACCCTTGACAGAGTTATCCTACTCAGGTTTTGAGGATTTGTCAACCCCCTTAACAAAACCCTTTACAAAATCATGACACAATGCTATACTATGTACATGATTTAAAAGCAACCTAAGTGGCGTACACCGTAATGGCTAAAAGAAAACAAACAGAGTACTACGTAAATAACAAAGAGTTCTTAGCAGCCATTGTTGAGTATCGTAACAAAGTGCATAATGCAAAGGAACTATCAGAAGATAGACCTCGTGTTACGAATTACCTTGGCGAGTGTTTTCTTAAAATTGCTACACATTTATCATACAAACCAAACTTTGTCAACTACATGTTCCGTGAGGACATGATCTGTGATGGCATTGAAAACTGCCTTCAATATATCGACAACTTTGATCCTGAAAAATCAAAGAATCCTTTTGCTTATTTCACTCAGATCATTTACTATGCATT